GGCAGTTGCTGCTACATCTGCTGTAATGTGAGTAGCACGGTCTTGCTGAAGCGTATAACCTGAAAGGTTAATAGAGACTTCATTAATCATATCCGTTAAAGTAGTCATTATACGTTTATGCTCCTTAGGGCTGCAACTGCAGACTTACCAGTAGTAGAGGCAAGTTCATTGCATACAGCAGCAAGACCTTTATATGCAGAAGGTTGACGTGAGCCACTAGCCTTAATGTTAAGGGCTGCAATTACTCCTAAACCAGATGTACTAGCATAAGTGTTTGCCGCACCTTGTTGTGCTTTGCCAGTTGTACCAGCAAGACGATTGAGTTCTGCAGTAAGACTGCTGCCTTCTTTGCCTAGTGCCATTATTTAGCCTTTCGTTTTGCTGCTGCGTTGTCTACAAGATTTGGGTAAGGTCGCCCTGCCGCTTTTGCCCTAGCCTTTGCTGCAGTCTTTTGCTTTGGAGTTAAAGGAGTAGATTTCTTTTTAGGATTCTTTGTATCCCAAAATGCTTTCTTCATTTCTTAGCCTTGTTTCTCTTAGATATTGCGGCAGCCTTCGCCTTAGCATCAGCCTTAGAACTTGCACCCCACGCATTAAGCGATAGGAGTAATCTTGTTGGCGAGCCATCAGGCTTGCGCTCTGGTCCTGGCATTCCACCCATACGTGCTAGGAAGGATGCTCTACGTGGGTTGTCTCCAGACTTGACAGGGGCTTTGAGAGTCCCACCCTTGTAAGATGCCCTGCCTTTGGCATTGAGTCCACCAGCAGGGTTCTTGCCTTCTTTACGTGTCCAGGCTGCTGTCATTATTTTTCCTTAGCCATACTTGAGAGTTTGATAATAGAACTTCTGATTCGTCCTTGACTGCCCCTACAAAGGTATCTATTGCCCAGCCTGGCTGGAACTCGATACCTCTAGGGTCTTCCCATAGGTAGTCATCAAATGCCATAATCCCACCTGGCTTAAGTAATCTCCAAGCAAGCACGGCATCTTGTAGTACACCTTCTGCTGTATGGTCTCCATCAATATAGATAAAGTCATAGGTTGGTTCTTCAATAGAACGAAGGAACTCTTTGCTGTCCATTTTGTATTTAATTACATTAGGACGAAAAGCAATCCGTGAATCGTATACACGCTCAACGTCTAGCCAATCCATAGCCTGATGCTCTTCTTCATCTGAGCCAGTCCAGATGTCTACATCCTCTAGCACAGAGTTTTTTGTAACAAGTACGTTATCTACCAGCCATACAGTTGCATCGCCTGTAAAGGCACCAATCTGTAAAAACCGTAGAGCAAACTTGCCAGCAAGCGGTAGTAGTTGTGACTCAAAGTTTTTCTTTGCGGTCATCTCAAACCAGTTAGGATATTTAGTTTGCATAACCTTTACCTCTACCAAAAGCATCGTAATAGTTCTCGTCCATATTGAATCGCTTCATATGTCCTACAGTTGCAGCGGTATCACACCACAGAGGAATCTCTGCTTTGTTGACTACTGCAAAGAAGTAGATGTCTTCACCAGTAAACTGCTTGTTAGCGCCCACTTCTGTGAAGAACGGAACTCCTGGCAATGCTTCTTTAATTCTTTTTATTACACTGCGGTGCATTAGGCAAAAGCCCATACCTGCAGCACTTACTTTAATAAAAGCATTCTTTGGTAGTGGGTCTAACCTTCTAATTCCAATACCAAACTCTGCCTCAGCAAACTCATAAACAGTTGCTAGTGGCTTCATCAATGGTTGCTCTGGTTCATTACTTGTAAAGTAAACACCAGTAAGCAATGGAATATCTACGGCATCTCTACGATTCCAGAGTTTAAGAAACTTTTCTGGGGTAATCATAATGTCTGAGTCAAGCCAAAGTAACCAATCAGATTTATTATTGTCATACCAGCGATTGACTAACATCTCTCGCTGCTGTGCTATCTGATTACCGTGGGCACGTAGTGACCCACAAAACTCTACGCCTGAGTTTATAAGGGTATCTACAACACCCTCCATAAACTTTCCATCTACCATACCATTGTCGCACCAAGCGACTGCTAAGGTTTCTTTCTTTTGTTTAGCCATTGTCCCCACCTTAATTTATTTTTTCTTCTTAGCCATCTTTGCTTCGCTCATTGCAATAGCAACTGCTTGCTTCCGAGACTTAACTACTGGTCCACCCTTGCCTGAATGAAGAGTTCCTGATTTGAATTCCTTCATTACTTTAGCAACCTTCTTGACTTTGGCTGCCTTCTTCATTACTTCATCTTGCCCATCTTTTTCATAACCATCTTCTTTGCAGCAGGCTTCTTAGCCATCTTCTTCATACCCATCTTAGTTTCCATCTTCTTTTCAGACTTAGATTCCATCTTCTCACCAGTCTTGTAGGCTGCCTTCTTTGCTGCTGACTTACCTGCTGCTGTGTAAGGGAATTTCATTTTTCCGACCATTGGCATTATTGTATTCCTGCTTCCTTGAGTTCTCGCATTACTGTGGCTGTGGATTTGTCTAACTTTTTTGCTTGTACCATTGTATTGCCGTCATATGCTGCACCTAATCTTTCGGATGCATCGTGTGCTGCTTCTATCTGTTTTCTTTTTGTACCGTTAGGCTGGATGCCCTGTGCTCTAGCACTACGATATGCTTCGAGTTCAGAGTTCCACTTCTTTTGGGTAGTACCACTTGCTATTACATCACCTCTGGCATCGCCAGTAGATAATTCTAGAAGTTGTATCTTGCATCCAAAGCAACCTTCTACATATTCTGGATGTGTTTGTCTTTGATGTAGTCCCATTTATTCCACCGTAAAGTTAGCCGAAGTTACAATGCCATCAGCAATCATTGCTGTTCTAATGGCATCACTAATTCCAGTATGTTGACATCCACCCATATAGTAAGCAGTGTAAGTTGCTAACTCATCTTCAGTTGGATACTGTATAAGCGAGTAGACACCACTGCTAAGAATGATGGTGTAACTCTTTGTGCGTTGCTTAAAGTGTGTGAACAAACGGTGAGCACCAATGTGTCCTTGTTCTAAGGTTGGTGTTACAAGTGTGTACGTTGCCATTGTTCTCCTTAATGAACTTACTGATGAGGCTAGGTTTCCCTAGCCCCACCCGTCAATCAATTAAGCGACTGATGAACCGTTAAGAATACGATACAAGGCTGCTTCGCGGTAACGCTTGAAGCCTAGAACGCCGTACCAACCCATTGGGCGGAAACGCATTAACTGGTCAATGACTGGACCGATAACTACGTGTGGCTCTTCAGCAACGGCTTCAGCCATTGCTTCCTTGCCAGCAAGAATTGTGCGGTATACCTTGGCGCTTGAAGCACCGTCAGTATCGTTGAACATACGAGCAGACTCTACGAAGTAAGCACCTTCGTATGAACCAATTTCTCCAGCCCAAATTTCTTCCTTTGAGTTGTACTCGTGAGGAATACGCCATCCACCAGCACCAGTCTCAGCACGAAGGTCGTGTGAGATTTCTGGGTGAATACCACACCAGTACATTGAACCCTTACGAGGAACTGATAGACCTGAACGCAACTTAGCAACAGCCTTGCGGATGTTAGCGGAAGTGATTGTGTCTGTAGCAGCAATTGTTACTGTGTTAGTACGTGTACCACCGTAGATGACGTTAGTGCCACCACGAAGTTCAGTCTGTGCGACTGTATCAATTGAACCTGCAAGGTTGAAAGCGATGATGTTAGCAATTGCTGGGTCTACGTCAGCAAGGCTGAATAGTTCCAAAGCACGTGTAACAAGGACAGAGTTACCATACTCAGCAAGAGTAATAGTAACTGATGTTGGAGCAGCAATCTGAACTGAGTCACGCTCAGTTGATTCTGTCAAAGCAGTTGTCTGTTCAGACAAATCTGCGTATAGTTGTAGGACTACGGTTGAGCCAGGGTTTGCTAACTTAGTGGGCTTCTTATCTGCGACACTACGAATTAGGGGTTCTGAACGCAACGCAAAGTCTAATAGTCGGTCATACGCCTTTTGGACGAGACCTGCACCACCAGCGGTACCAGCGAGATTGCCAGTAGAGGATGTATATGCATTAGCCATTGTTGTTCACCTCCTAGGTGAGTTGTGAAATTACTATGTATTTATTACTGTTGAGAGTAGATAAGTTGATTCAATTCTTCTGCGGAAGCCGCATTATTAATTCGACTCAATAAATCTTCTGCTCGGTCAGGGGTCGAACCAAGTTGAGTAACTACATCTTGCTGCCGTAAGGCTGCTCGATTTAGTTCTTTCTCTTGTGTTACCTCTGGCTGTGTTAATCCAAACAAGTCTCCATTATCTTCAAGCCAGTTATTAACTGACTCTTCGCTAATATCATCCAAGTCTTTTAGGATTAATCGTTGTGCCTTTGGATTGACACCCTTCTGTTCTAGGACCTCTTTGACTGTACGCTCACGCTGCGCCTTGGATAGTCCCTCAAGTTGCTCAGTGAGTTCCTTAATACGCTTCTCATCGTTGCGCTTGGCTTTCCGTAACTTTTTAAGTAAGTCACTTCCATCCATCTGCGCTTCGGTGTCGGTATCTAGGTCGTCTTCGTCTTCATCCCAGTAGTTGTTGCTCATAGCAACCCACCCTTCTATTCGTTTGAATCGCAAGCCTCAGATTCTAGTCGGGGAACTAGCCTGGCTCTTACTACCAGT